TTCTTTTGTCTTTTTCATAATTTATCGTGCTTTTGATGGCACTCTCTGCATCTTACTTTAATATTATTTACATCCCAAGCCAGTTCCGTTCGTCTTGTTTTTTGTGCCTCATCAACTGAGATGTTATGAGAGCAGTCAAGCCTAACTCCGTTTGATTTTAAGCAGTCGGTACAAAAATTGTATCCGTACTCCCAAAATTGTTCACTAAGAGCGTTTGCCTTTGCTTCGTGTATCCTTCTATCTATGACGCTTTTAGCTACTCGTTCATCGTCTGATGTATAGTAGTGGTTCATATTGTATGCAAGTCTATACAAATTGTTCATAATTCCCTAATATTTTTATCCACATTAATTTTATTTTGCAGATTATCTATGTGGTTCTCAAGCATTTTAATCCTTTGTAATTGATTTGTAAACTTATCATAAAATTCGTGATTCTGTTTTTCCAAATAGCAAGTATAGTGCATTAAACTATTAAGTTTATCTACGCTATTTTGTTTATTTTGATTAACTGGTTGCTTCATTAGCTTAAGTTCTATGCTTGATATAACTTGTCTTGCTTCTTGTATTATTTTACTATCGTTAAAAGGGGTCATTTGTTGTGTGTGTTATTGGTTTTATAGGGTCGATTATCTTCTCTTCATTGCCATAAGCATAAGTCTTTTTATTATAAACTGCGTCAAACTCATAAAAGCGTTGTTTAGCCCAATCCATACTTAGCAATACCTCGCCAAGTTGTCCGTAGTGTTTAGGCTTTACTTTATCTATTGTAATTTTATAAGGCTCAAAATTATCCTTTGAGTTTTTATGTACTACTATAATGTTTCTGCCGTTATTATTCCACTCTGAGCCTCCCATTAAATCATACACGCTTGGCTTTTTTACGCTTCCGTCTTTTACTTGTTTAGGGTCTGGGTTTTTTGGGTGAATAATTATAAAAGAGTGCATTTTATTTACCTCCATAAACCTATTACGAATAGATAATATCTTGCGTAAATACTCTGGCTTAGTTGGCTCTCCCTTGTGAGCTAAATAGTTCCAGCTATCTATTACTGCTGAATTACATTCATTCTCCTTAGCATAATTCCAAAATGCTTCTGGCTCGATATTATGCTCTGCTGATATAAATTTAAACCTATCAAGCAACTGGCTTGAGTATTTGCTTATTTCTTTTTCAGTTATTGTATTAGGATAACCTTTATCAAATGTTTTGCCAGTCATTTTATGAAGTAGATTTGATATTACCTCCGTGTCGCTTCCGTCATCTGGCATATAAACGCAATGCCTCCAATTTTGATTCAAGGTTAAACCCATCATTATCTCCTTTAAAAATAAAGACTTACCGAAAAAAGGGTAGCCAGTAATGTCAGTACACCCACCTTTAACAAAAGTTAACTGCTCGTCAAAAGCGTTTAAACCTACTTTACTTCCCTCTGGAATTCCATTTTTATGCAAGTGGTATAATTGCTCTAATATTTCTCCGTTTGGTTTTATCATAATATTTGAGTTTTAGTTTTAAAATCTCCCATATTAACAAACCTTTCTAATTTATCTGGTCTTGTAATAAATTCTAATGTCAGATATTTATAGTTAGTATCTAAGTGGTGTTGGTCTTTAGCTGCATTTCTTAAGGCGTTGACTATATCCTCTTTTGTATATCCCTCTTTTAATCTTTCCTTTAACTGATTTTTAGCTTTCTCAGATATAACTTTTGCTTTTTTGCCTAAAATAGAATTAAACAAACTTAGCAGTTTACTGCTATCTATATTTAATTTAATTTCCTTTCCTTTACTTTCCTTTATAGCATTGCGACCGTTATACGACTTTGATGCGTTCGCATTGCTATTAGCATTGCTATTAGCATTGCTACCCCATCTTTTTTGAGCTGACTGCTTGGCTTTCAATGACTTAGATTCTCTAAGCTCTAATCTTTTTTGTATAGAAATACTGCTAAAAGTATCATTTTCTATCTTAAATAAATTAAAACTTTCTACAACTTTTTCTACTAAATCACTTGAGCAATGATAGTCGTAACTTATACGAGCATAATCGCACTTTAATACATTATTGTTTTGATATAAGTCCTCAATAATTGCCCAGTAGATGCCGTAGCCTTCCATACCAGTCTGATAAATCAGCTCTTTAATTTTCTCATCAGCCCTTGAGGTATAATCGTGGCTGAAATAAAATGTTTCTTTCATATAAATTTGTTTTGTGAGGGCAAATATTAAAAATTTATACATATAAAAAAAAATATATTTTTGTGATATGGAAATTATTTTAAAAGACTTACCTAAAATATCTCTTAATAAATGGTATGCTGGTATGCATTGGACAAAACGAAAGAAGATTAAAGATAATTATACGCTAATCGTAAAAAGTCAGTTTAATAAAACGCTGCCAAAGACAAATACTTATAATACAGAATATCACTTTATATTTAAATCAAGAGCATTAGACGCTTCTAATTGTGTGGCTATGGTTAAAATGATTGAGGATATAATATTCGAGAATGATAGTTATAAAATAGTAAAGAGCATACTAATTACAAGCAATAAAGGTCTGGAGGATTCTGTTGCAATAAAAATTTATTAATTTTTTTTTAAAAAAAGTTTTGTGTTATAAATATTGTGTATATATTTGTAATACAATAAACAATTAAACAAAACAAAATGAAACAAACAATTAATTTTTACTCTTTTAGAGACGCCTTTGAAAAATTGGGCAGAGGTGACAATTTTACTTATGATGGACTTAGAGCTTTATTTGACTACTTAGAAGAATACGAAGAATGTACTGGAGAAGAGATAGAGCTTGACGTTATAGCTTTATGTTGCGAGTATATCGAGTATGATAATATAGAAGAGTTTTGGTTAGATTACGACCAAGAGGATTATCCAGACGAAGAGAGCATTATGGATGCTACAAACTATTATGCTTTTGGCGATAAAGGACAATTTATAATACAATCATTTTAATAATATGAAAGAATCAATTTTAAAAGTAATCTCAGCATTTATGCCTATGTCGTTATGGTGCTGGGCAGTAGAAGAGCCAAGAGCAGCAGCAATTTTATTCCTTATTGGATTATTTGCAGCCTTAGAATTAACATATATAAAAACAAGAAAATGAAATTAACAAAAAACGAAATCTGGGAGATACAACACATCCTAAAAAAAGAGAGAGATTTAATGGAACAAAAGTCAAAAGAGTGGTACAATGACAATGAGGACGATAAGTCTATCAGTCTAATGTGCGATAACAAGGCTAATATGATTGATGCTTTAATTAACAAGTTAGACGAGATATTAAAGTATGAATATCTAACAAAGTCTATTGCTAACTTTAACGAATCAGTTAAATCAGATGACAATATTAACGAAGATTACAAAAACCTATTTATATGAAATATACAAAAACAATATCGACAGAGCTTAAAGACATCTTAAAGTCTTGCACAAGCGTAGAGCAGCGTAAATCAGTAGCCAGTAAACACCAAATATCTATACACACTTTAAATAGCGTTATAGAGGGTAAAAGAAAGGTTAATATGAATAATCAAAATTGCGTTACTGACTTAATGCGAATAGCAGTAAATAACGCTAAAGAAATGCACTACTCACTATTAGACTATTATCAAGACCTAAGACAATTATAAAAGAAAAAGCCCTCTGGTCTGGAGGGCTTTATAATAAAAACAATAAAACTATTGTTCACACAAAACAAAGAACAACATTAACGAGAAAAAATTTAACTAAGTAAACATTATTTAAACATTTTAATTATATTTGTAATATGAATTTATACACAAAACTAAACGAGGTCAAAAAAGAGATAGGAGCTATCTCTAAAGACGCAACAAACCCCTTCTTTAAATCTAAGTACTTTGACATTAACTCGCTACTAAAGCACGTTGAGCCATTACTGCAAAAGAATGGGCTACTATTGTTACAACCTATTATCAAGGGAGAAGTATTCTCAGAGGTTATTGATATTGAATCTGGAGAAAGCGTAACCAGTTCAATACCTCTTCCACAAATGGATGACCCACAGAAACTTGGTTCGGCAGTAACTTATTATAGAAGATATACGCTTCAATCATTATTAGGATTACAAGCCGAAGATGATGACGCAAATTCAGCCAGTCAAGCTACAAAAAGTCAAAAACAATGGGTAAATAAAGACGATAAGATATGGAGTGCAGCAGTAGACAAAGGAGTAACCCTTACAGAGCTAAAAAAACACTATTCCATAAGTAGAATTAACGCAGAATTATATCCTATCAAATGAAAGAATTTAAGATAAGAGCTTCTGCTTCTGGTAAATTAATGACAAAGCCTCGTTCTAAGAGTGAGGTTTTGTCTAAAACTACTAAATCATATTTAGAGGAGTGGACTAAAGAACAGATATACGGAGTGCGTAAAAACATCCAATCTAAATATCTAACCAAAGGAAACGAAGTTGAGGATGAAGCTATTAAATACGCTTCTGCTGAGAAGGGTTGGTTATTCGCTGAGAAAAACGAAGAGTATTTTGAGGATGAATATTTTTGTGGTACTCCAGATGTTATACTTGAGGATAGAATTATAGATATTAAATCAAGTTGGGACTGCTTTAGCTTTCCTTTATTCTATAATGGCATACCAAATAAAGACTATTATTACCAGCTTCAGACTTATATGCACCTAACTGGAAAGAAAAAAGCTCAATTAGTCTATGTATTGATGAACACACCAGAAGAGCTAACCTTTGAGGAGAGCCACGACTACTCAGAAATAAGCAGTAAGTATAGAATTAAGACATTTGACATAGAATATGATGAGGAGGTTATGCAAGAGATGCAATTAAAAGTAGAACAATCAAGAGAATATATCAATGGAATTAGTAAAGCATTATAAAACAGAACACCAAGACTACCTATTTATTCGCAATACACTTAAAAAAGGATACACCCACCTAAATACTATCTTAGGGCTATGCAGAAAGGTAGGTATGGTAGAAGCAAATAGAAAAATAACTGACCTTGTTAAGATGGGTCAGATAGAACAAGTGATGGTACAAGATGAATGTGGAGATATTAAATATAAATATTACCCCAAACAAGATAAGCCCTCTTATTATTCTGCTGCTGGTATTGAAAAGCTGGGAGGATGGCAGACGGATAGTGTACTAAAAGGTCGGCTTACATTTGATAAGCTATTAAACTGCATATCTAAATACTACAATATATCTCAAAGAGAGATACAAGGCGTTAAAAGACATAGAGAGAAAGTAATATGTAGGCAAATGTTTTGTTATATTGCCAGAGATAATATGCCTAATAGCTCACTTAAAACTATTGGAGCTGCTTTAGGAGGTCGTGACCATTCGACAGTCATACACTCAATACAAAAAGCTGCTGACTTAATGCAGTACGACAAACAATTTAAAAAAGATTACACCAGATTGAACGAATTTATAAAAACAAACTTATGAACATTAAAAAACAAATCACACAGCTATTGACAGAAAACAAAGAGATGAGAGATAACCCTAAAAAGCTGGTTAGACGAGCATTACAAGACCTTTATGGCACTAATGTATTATTAGCGATGATTATATCAGACCATTACAAAGAGGTAGAATCTATAATGAGATGCAGTAGAAGAGTTCAACAACTTAATGAAGAATTAAGAGGCGAAAAGTGGAGGCATCGTAAAGAGGTTTTAGCTCCTAAAGTTAGACAAGAATTAGGTTACAAATGAAATTAATTTTAATAGTGTTAAATGTTGGTTTATTTCTGACTACTTCCTCAATGGGAGTAGTTAGGAGTATTCCTAAAAACAATTTAATAGACGCTATAATTTACGTTGAAAGCAGAGGAGATACTTTAGCACATAATATTTCAGAAGATGCAGTAGGATGTTTACAAATACGTCCTATAATGCTTCGAGAGGTAAACAGATTACTGGGATTTCAAAAATATAAACTTAACGACAGATGGAACAAAACTAAATCAATAGAAATGTTTAACGTAATAAAAGATAATACCATAAACCCTACCAACGAAAAGTTAGCCAGAAACTGGAATGGAGGTCCAAATGGCTATAAAAAACCAAGCACAATTAAATACTGGAACAAAGTCAAACAACACTTATGAATAAACACATTTTAATATACTTAATGATTACTATTATAGTTCAAATCGTTATAATAACAGATTTGCTTTCTAAACGTGGCAAACTCCAAACAATAGAGGCGATTATCGAACAACCAGAGTTAAGCAATATTGATGGATTGCTCAACGAGATAGATACACTACAACTTAAATCAGATACAATTAAACTATATTATGAAAAAAAGGTTTCTAATTACAATATCCTTCCTCGTTCTATGCGTGTTAAGTTATTCGCAGATAGAATTAACAGATAACAAAGGAGATACCCTTATTTGCATAACCTATTCTCAAATGGATAGAATATATCTGGAGTTAATACAAAAGGATAGTTTATTAGCTCAATCTCAAATAAGCCGTTCTAAGGAGTTTAAATATATCCAGCTAATAGATAGCACTAAAAAAGATATAAACTCGCTTAAAACGTATATAAATGCCATTGAGGAGGATAATAACGACTTATTGACCATATCAAAAATACAAGAGCATAAAATGAAACGCAATAGAAAGATAGGTTTAGTTATGGTCGGAATAATAGTTTTACAAGCGTTGTTATGAATAAACAAATAGCGATAGAATTAAAAGAACAAGCTCAGATAATTGCAAAAAGATTCTCTAACCATAACAGAGAGGGAAATTATAATAACGAAACATTTGCAATAGACGAAATTATACCAATGTCAGACCATACCGCCTCAGTAGTATTTAAGAAAGATACTGGTAAATTAGCAGCAGCTTTTTTTTATTATATTCCTAAAGGTTATTCTAAGGGCTGGAGGTATTTTTTTCCTACTGATTCGCATATAAATGGTTTATCATCTTTCCACTTCTTTAAACTTGAAGTAGAACGTAAAAATTATGACAAAAACTTTTAAAGCTCTAATTTTATAGCTTTATCAATATCTAAAAAAGCTATTTTCTTTAATACGTTTTTATTATTTGCAAATTGGGTAGTAGCTCTTAGGCTCTTAAATATCCATTCTGGCTCAATTTCTAATAAGTCAAATGAGTATATCCCCTCTGGAGTAGAGTTAATGTACATAGGTACGTCTAAATGCTTTCCAGCTTCAAATATCATAGCATCATATTTACTTTTTTCAAGCAGTAAACTATCATAATGCTTCCTTCTACATTTAAGTTCTATTCTATGTCTAAATTTTGGAGAGTAGCAATCCCAACGGCTCATTTGATTCTTTGCCTTAACTAAGTCAAAGTACACATATTCCTTTAACCAGTCAAATAATTGCTCCTCATTCCACATTACCAGCTTCTGTACTCGCCTATATCGTAATGAGTAAAGGTTGGGTATCTACCTAAGCCCCCCTCTTTAATCTTTCCGTCTTTTTGTAGTTGCTCTACTGCATCTTGCACAACTCTTGGAGTTATATTCATTCTAAAGTCAGCAGCACTTGCAGTTAAGTGTTGGCTATTTTTAGCTCCTCCTACTGATTTGTTATATGCTGGTGTTCTATAACCACTATTTATCTTGATAGCGAAAGTACCAAAATGCTCTCTAATAACCTCCAAGTTATCCATTAGCTCTTGTACGTTGTCGTAAAATTCCTCTGGGACTGGTGTACCATCTTTACAAGCAAACTCCTCTAATTTGAAATGTTTACTGCTTGGAATCTTTACGCTTTTTTGCTTACTATTTTTTTTCATAATTTATCGTAATTGTGAATATCAAGAAATACAAAGTAAAGGTATTATAACTAAAATCCTCATCAGCACCTACATACTCCCATCCTAAAGCGAATCTATCGTGTGGATAATGTCCTACTATGTATATCTCGTAATTCAATTATAGTTGTTTTTTAACTTTTTTCAGATTGTTGATAATTTCCAGAATCTTAGCTATCATAGAATAGCCCTTAACTGCTTCAAAACTTTCATCTATTGATTTTGCTTCATTAATTATTAGCGTTAATGCAATAACCTTAGTCGCCATAAACTCCACATCAACTACATTAGAAACAAGCGAGTTAATTATAAACACGTCTGAGCCATAAATCATCATAACTGCTCCGACATACGACAATAGTTTTGGCACTAATCCAGTCCTAAATGCCTTGCTTGATAATTTTTCTCCTAAGTTCTTAGCTTTCCATACACCAAAGCCAGTATCTAAAATGGTAGATAATGCTACAAGTAAAATTATGCCCTTTATTGGAGCAAAGAATAATAATATCGAGTACAATATGCTACTAAAATATATCTTCATCTTTACAATATGGACTTTCTGGGTTTACCTCGCAGAATGTCTTTAAATAAAGTTCGCTGCATCCAGCAAAAATATGCACTCCGTCTGGGTTAGGATATACTTCAAACTCGTTTAATCTCAGTAAATCTTCGTTTAGTAATATATCAACTGCATAGTGTGTACTAAGGTCAGTACATTCTCCCTCTTCGTTATAGTCAAAACAAATATGTCCTATTTCGTGGATTGCCTCAATCTCTGGTATTAATGCTCCCTCTACATAAAGAGTATCTCTTATAAGCTCCCAATCGTCTTTAGTATCAAATTCGTATTTTCTAAAAATCATATCGTTGTTAATGTTTCAAGTTCTGTGTCGGTTAATGCTTCGTTGAAATATATTAGTTGCTTACATTTGCCGTAAAAAAATTGTGAAATTGCATTCGGTGCAGACAAATTTAATCTATCTAATCCGTTTGGAGTTATGCCACTTGTATCAGTCAATACTTCTACACCATTAACCCATAAAGCAAAATCATTTTCTTTATATTTAAAAGCTATTTTATTGAATGAGTTAGGATTTGTTACACCAGTATAGTTAAAAATAACTTGATAGCTTCCACCACTTCGAACATTTACATCAAGTCTGTTATTTGTATTGTAACCTATCTGTATTCTATTACTATTTCCTCCGTCTGACAAATTAATAACTTTTTCACCTACACTTGTAAATACTGCCACCTCTACAAATAAAACACCCTCTGCATCGTTAAAAATGGTTGCATCTCCACCATCATTGCAAACATCTCCCAATCTCGTCACACTCGTTCCACTTGTTGGTATGTATGAAGTTGGATAGCTGCCTTGTTCAAGTTGAGCACCCCAAGCATATAATCCACTTACTCCATCCCCTTGTGTGTTGCCAGTTTTAGTATAAATGTATGGATACAATGTTGTCGATGTTGCAGACGTATGATAAGATATGCAACGATACCACCCATTTCCATAGCCAACCATTTCACCATTTGCACCTCCATCGTGTGTGCCATCAGTTAAATCAAAATTAACAAAAGTTGGACCTCCTCCGTTTAATAATCGTAACGATAAAGTGGTAATTTCTCCAGCTTTTGCAAATACACTATAAACGTATGGTTGACCAACGACACCTCCATATGTTGTTTGTCTTATATAATGTTGACCAAAAGTATTTGCACTTATTAGTTTTTGACCATCAGTTAAACCACTCGGCGAAACGATAGGAGTTCCAGTTGTTAAAACATTAACTTTTTGCCATTGAGTTTGAGTATAGTCAGAATCATATAAAATAGTATTCGTCCTCTGTGGTTCAAGTAATAAAGTTGGGCAGTTGTCGTTTAAATAATCTAATCTCGGAATGTCAAGTCTGTCCGTTGTTTTTATATAGGGCTTTGTGGTATCTCCATAATTCAACATTGCACCCCAAACAAAATAGTTTCCACTTGTTGTATGAGTTGAATAAGTATCGTCTGGGTATGCTTGAATTTGAAAAGGTCTAATCGTGGCTATGTAACTTACACTAATTCTATACCAATCATTCCCAACATCTTCAATACTACTTGAATATGGACTACTTATTGTCCCCAAATTTAAGTCTATTTGCGAGTTTGCAAATTTAAAGTAAGCAAAAGTTCCAGCTTTTAAATAAACAGACGTTCTATATTCAGCACTTGTAACATTCTTGTATATTCGACCACTATTTGTTACATCAATTTGAGTTGCAGTATTGTTGCCAATAGGCGAGACATTATTCGTACTCGCTATGGTTATCCCACTATCCTTGACATAACTTATATTAGTAAAATCCTCAGAATATGTATTTAAATTACAAGGTACTTCCTCAATATATCCGTCTGAATTAACCCTTGTCCCAGTCGAAGCCCTTGTGAATGTAAAATCTCCAGCAGTCGTGTTCGGCACTTCTGAATAGAGTTTATCCTCTCCGTAGCCACTCGGTATTTGTACTAAACTTGCTTTGCTTAATATACTCATACTGGTACTTTACATCTTGCATATCCATAAGCACTCGACAACGATACGCTAATCGCTGCCCCAGAATATAAACTATCAAATCTTTCTGTGAATGGTTGTATGCTCCAGTTCTTATTCAGTACCAAAGCAATGTCTTTGTCTGAGTAGCTACCCTTGTTGTAACTCTCGAATATAGACATTATATCAAGAGCGATTAGGCAACAC